CGGCACGCGAGCACGCTGCAAGCCTGCGAGGAGTTCGAAAGGCGCTTTCCGCATCATGCGGGCGGCGTGGTGGTCTATGGGGACGCTTCGGGAAACAGCCAGCACAGTACGGGCGCGTCAGACTACCAGATCGTACGGGAGTATTTCCGGACGGGCTATGGAACGCGATTGACTTATAAAGTGCCGAAGGCCAATCCGAGCGTACGAGACCGAATCATGCTGACCAACGCGAAACTGCGGACGGCGAGCGGCGAGGTGCGGTTATTAGTGGACCCCAAATGCAAGGAACTGATCAAGGATTTCGAGCAGGTGTCTTACAAAGCGGACAGCAACGCGATCGACAAGGACAAAGATCGCCACAGGACGCATCTTTCCGACGCGCTGGGATACCTGTTGTGGCAGGAATGCCGACCGCAGCCGGCGATCGGCGATCATCAGGAGCGGCTGATTTGAGGACCAGATGGTGAACATCGACCGAGAGCATCCCGAGTACGCAGCCAAGAAGGCGATGTGGAAGAAGTACAGGGATCTTTACGCCGGCGGCGAACAGATCCGGGAGAACGCTTTTGAATATCTGATCAGGCGGCACAAGGAACCGAACGATATATATGCCGAGCGGCTGAGCCGGGTGTTCTACGAGAACTACATCGGTTCGATCATCGACTGGTACGCGGCGACGTTGATGCGGCGCGAGGCGGCCTTGCTGTTCGACGGCAACGACGACGCGGCCAAGGGGTTTTACAACTTATTCGCGGAGGATTGCGACCTGAAGGGTACTTCCATCGCGGAGTTTTTCCGGCAGCGCATCGTACAAACGCTGGTGCAGGGCGGAAGTTACATCGTGGTCGACTTTCCCCGGACGCCGGTTTCGGTGAGCAATCGGGCGGAAGAGGATGCAGTGGGCCGCTCGCGGGCGTATCTCGCGGATTACTCGCCGGAAGAGCTAATCAACTGGAGTTACGACGATCACGGGGGACTGGACTGGGCGGTGATCCGGACGTCGTCGCTGCGGAAATCGAAAGTCACCGAGAACGAATGGACGCGCGAGACCCGGTGGATTTACTACGACCGGCAGAATTATCAGGTCTATCAGCAGGTGAAGGAGAAGGAAATAGTGCTGGTGGACGAAGGATTGCATGGGCTGGCCGGCCAGAACCGGGTGCCTATTTTCCCGTTACGAGTGACTGATGGGCTCTGGTTGATGAACAAGGCGGCGCTGCTACAACTGGAACACTTCAACAAGTCGAACGCGCTTTCGTGGGCACTGACCATGGGGTTGTTTGCGTCTCCGGTTATTTATTCGGACCGTGAGTGGAACCAGATCGTCGGAGACTCCTATTTTATCCAACTGGCTCCGGGGGACCGATTCGGGTGGACCGAACCGGAAGGTAAAGTTTACCAGATCGCAGCCGATAACTTAGTCCAACTTAAGGACGAGATTTACCGGGTGTGCTATCTGTTGACGCACGCGGCGGGGTCGGAGTCATCGAGTCAGCACCAATCGGGCACCAGTAAGCAGAGGGATTTCAGCATTACGCAGGAGGTGTTGCGGGCATACGGCGACGCAGTGAAGGAAACGATGAAGCAAGTCTTGCGAGCCATTGCGGCGGCGCGCCAAGACAATATTTCGATCGACGTTTCAGGGCTGGACGAGTTCGATATTGCGGACTTCAGCAATGAGTTAGACGACGCCAAGAAGCTGCTGACCTTGGGGATTGAGTCGGAGACGCTGAAGAAGCAGGTTTTCAAGAAGCTGGCGTTCAAGTTTCTGTCGGATGTGCGGCAGGAGATCAAGACGCAGATCGCGCAGGAGATCGAGGCACAGAACTGACCGATCAAAGGCGCTGGAAAGGGGTGGGTATGGAAGACACAGAAGTACAGACGATTGTGAAGCAAGCGATTCAGGAATTCTTACAAGAGCAACAGGCCAAGAGCGAGCCGGCCTACAAGACAGAGCTTGTAGAGGAGCGCAAACGCCGCGAGCAACTGGAACGGCGGCTGAGCGAAGTGGAAGAAGAGAGCAAGCGCAGCCGGCAGGCGGCGGAGCAGGCGGAGAGAGGCGCGGCTATCCGGGCGGAGCTACAGCGGCTCGGGGTGGCAAAGGTCGACCTGGCATACCGGGCGGTACACGACGGCGTATTCCGCACGGAAGACGGGCGGCTGTTGGCGCACAGCGATGAAGGCGAAGTGCCGCTCAAGGAATATTTGAGCAGCTTCGTGAGCGAGAATCCAGAGTTCTTGCCGGCGCGGATCTCCGGCGGATCGGGGATTACGGCGGCGCACAAGGCTCCGCGGGAAAGCACGGAGAGTGTCGACATTGAGGGGATCCGGCCGGGAATGAGTTCGGAACAAATGGAGCGCGTGCGGAAAGAGATTCTGCGGGTCGCTTCGCAAAACCTGCGCGGCATTTAGGCCGGGCGGGCCAGTAACTGCGATTTTCAACGGACAAGAAACAGAGCTTAGTCAACTTAGGAGAATGAATGTCAACAATAACCTCAGCTAATGTGGCCAGCGCGATCGTGAAGCTGGTTGCGGCGGACGCTTTACCCGCCTTGGTCGGGAACATGGTGATGGGTAACCTGGTCAACCGCGATTATGAACCCGTACTGGCGCAGGCGGGGGATACGGTGAATATCCCAATTCCTCCGGTGCTGGTAGCCAACAACATAGCGGAAGGCGGACAAGTTCAGCCGCAGAACCCAAATTTGGGGAATGCGCAAATCGTATTGAACACGCACGCCGAAGCGACTTTCCAGATTCCGGATGTGACCAAGGTGCTGGCAGTTCCGGACCTGCTGCAGGTCTACATGCATCCGGCGGTGGTAGCGATAGCCGAAAGCATCGAGACCAGCCTCTTAAACCTGTTCGCGGGGTTTACGGCGAACACCCCGGTGGGCACGCCGGGTACGCCGTTGGTGGAAGCGGTAATCGATCAGGCGGAGAGTGCACTATTCACGGCGAAGGTGCCGCCGTCCGAACCGAAGTACCTGATAGTGGACGCCGCGACATACTCGCAGTTACGGCAGATCGAGCGCTTCAGCGAATTTCAAACGGCCGGCGAGGCTGGGCTGCGGGCTTTGATCGACGGCACGGTCGGAAAGATCAAGGACTTCTTCGTCATGCGGTCACAGTATGTGGCGACGACGGGCAGTTCTCCGTTGACGACCCACAACATCGCCTTTACGAAGCCCGCGATCGGCTTGGTGATCCGCCGATTGCCGCAGCCGCTATACGGTACCGGCGCGGTGGCGCACTACGCGGAGATGGGGAACTTCGGGATGCGCGTGCTGATGAGCTACCAGCCGAATACATTGGCCCAGCAATTCACTGTGGACGTTCTGTACGGTTGCGCGGTGATCCGGAACAACTTCGGCGTTCAGGTGAACGCCTAGCCGGGCGCAAGGGACGCGAAACAAATAACTAATCAGGGGGCCGGTCAGCACCCGGCCCCACAAGAGGCAAGCATGGACCTACAAGTTTATTACAAAAAGATTCGGGCGATGGAGGAGAGCTTACGAGATCCTTCGGTCGTGCTGGTGAGCCTAGAGACTCCGGACGGCGGCCGGGAAGGAGTTCGCACCGAAGTTCCGCGGCGAATCGCGGCCAGAATGATCGTGGAGGGCGCCGCGCGGCTGGCGACCGTCGAGGAGGCGAGCGAGTTCCAAGAGCAGAAAGTGGAAGCGAAGCGTCAAGCGGACCAGCTCGCGGCGGCCTCGCGGATGCAATTCACTGTGGTCTCGCCCAACGAGCTACGCAGGTTGAAGGTCGGCGGGCAACAAGCGAAAGAGTAGGCGGCCGCAAACATGGCGCTATTCACGGACGGAATATCGACGATCCAGAATCTGATGGGGCAAGACTCTTCGGTGCTGGCTACGGCGCAGGCAGAGAACATCGATCTCAGTCAGAAGCTGACGCTGGCGCAGCAGAATCTGGGGATCGAACTGACGACGCTATTGCAGCGCAGCAACACATACGATTGGCAGTTCTGGCTGCAACCGGACCCACAGTTGAATAACATCGTGGTGACGCCGCCGCTGCAGCTTTGGCATGTGTTCCAGACTCTGGTGCTGGTGTACCAGGATGCGTACTTCAATCAACTGAACGACCGGTATAAGGGAAAGCGGGACCAATTTCAGCAGTTGATGAAGTGGGCGATGGATAAGCTGATGCAGACCGGAATCGGGATTGTGGCCGATCCGATTCCGCAGGCGGTCCCGCCGCAACTGACGTCGATACCGGGCGGTCAGCCGGCGTCGACCTATTGTGCGAGCGTGTCGTGGCTGAACGCAGAAGGCGAGGAGGGACAGCCGAGTAATCCGAACACGCTCAATGTTGCGGCAGGGAATGTATTAGTCGCTCAGCCGGTCAATCAACCGGCTAATGCCACAGGGTGGAACGTTTACGTAGGGCCATCGGCACTGTCTTTGGCACTGCAGAACACGTCGCCGATGGCGTTGGATCAAGTCTGGGTCCAGGCGGGACCGGCAACTACGCTGGGGGCGGGGCCAGGAAGCGGTCAAGCGCCCGATTATCTTCGGGCGTTGCCGCGAGTTATTCAGAGAGGCTGACATGGCATGGGTAGGCAGCACGGTCACAGCGCAGATAGTCACACTGCTCGCCGCACCTCAGGGACTTAACGCCTGTATATCGACGTTGGCTCAGGCGGAAGCGCTGACTCTGCCGCCAATGGGGCAGAATCAAATCGCGGGACAGAACGTTCCGATTGAGCTTGCAGAGAGGAGCACCGATGTTCGTTATCCCTCGGTGAACGTGTACTGCGAGAAGATCGTCAATCAACTGAAGGAGAAGTTCCGGAATTTCTCGGGAAAAGCAGTGATGACGATTGAGGTGCGAGTTTCACAAGACAGACTGGACGGCATCGAGGGTCAACTGCAAACGTATGTCGACGCGGTGACCCAGGTGCTGGATCAGAACCGGGGAAACTGGGGCGAAGGGATGTACTTCGCGGGATGCTATGAAGCGGTCTTGGGGCCGGTGAAGCACGGCGGACAGAATTTCATCCAGATAGGGAAAGTCACTTTCGATGTAGGAGTGAGCGATTAAGATATGGCTTCATACATTTCATCCAATGCCAACCGGTTCTACACGGGCTTGGAAGGCAGCTACGGACAGACGCCGGCGATCGCGGCGCAGAATCGCTTTCCGGCGGTAAAGCTGACGGCCAAGAATGCGTTGGAGAAGGCCGACCGCCGCGACAAGACAGGGAGCCGAACATTCGTGGGAATACCGGCGGGATTGCGGCGCACGACCAGTTTCGACTTGACCACTTACATGACGAGTTGGAACGGACAGGGATCGGGCCTAGCCTACGGGCCGTTGTTTCAGGCGAGCATGGGCGCTACGCCGGCCTGGTATGCAGGGGGCACGGTAGCGGCGGGTTCGAGTGGGACATTGCTGGTCTTCGCCGGGGCACACGGTCTAGCGGCGGGC